CCTGAAAAGGTTTTCGCATCTGTTCCCGCAGTCCAGGTTCAGATTTCTGGATCGAGGGATCAAAAGGTATGATGAGGTTTCCAAAACTTGGGGCGATGCGTTCACCGGATTCAGTGCTGCGGACGAAAACTACTTTCAGGGTTATCACAAGGATGTAGGCCGACCGCTGCTGATCATCATTGATGAGTCGCAGGGTGTCGCGAACGAGATTTTTCAGGCAGCGGAGGATCGTTGCAATCCCACGTTTTTCATCGCGATGGGTTCTCCGGGTGATCCGCAGGGAAGGTTTTACGAGATGGAGACGAGCCTTGCCAAGCACTACGCGCACCACCGTCTGACTCGTCCGATGTGTTTGAAGTCGGATGGATACTGGGTTGAGCAGTCTGACATTGATCGGATGGTGAATAAATACGGCCAGGACAATCCGTTTGTGAGGTCAACCGTGTTTGGGGAGTTCAGTTCCAACGTGGAAAACTCCATGATAACGCTCGCGGAGTATGACCGATGCCTGAACAATCCGCCGACGGAAATCAAGGGAACGCGGCATGGGTTTTGTGATTTCGCAGCAGGAGGGGACGACAACGTGTTCGCGTTCCGATGCGGGAACAAAGTGGATATTGATCGGAAGTGGGCACAGAGGGACACAATGATGGGGGTTGCCGAATTCATCAGCCTGTTTGTTGAGCGTCGGAAGTCTCACAATTTGCAGCCGAACGAGATCAGCGGGGACGCGGACGGGTTGGGGTTGCCGATGTGCCAGCGGTTGAACGAGCTAGGGTGGAACATCAACGAATTCCACGGAGGGTCAAAAGAGCGGTTTGGGAATGGTTATCGGAACAGCATTGCGGAAGCCTGGGGTGAAGGAATAAAGAAAATCAAAGCCTGCTCGGTTATATTGCCGGACAATCCCGATTTGAAGGCGCAGATATTGGGAAGGAAGGCGAAGATAAACAGCAGCGGGCAGCTTGAGATTGAGCGGAAAGCTGAATACAAGGCGCGGTGTGGAGGGTCGCCAGACGAGGCTGACGCTGTATTTGGGGCCCTGATGCCATCGCCACAGTTGCATGCTGGAACGTTTGACCAGCATCCGACTTGGACGAGCGACGAGCAACAGGCTGGTGGAATGGTAGCGGAAGCGCAGAGGCTGGTTAGTGGGCACAGGTTTTGACAAGGTAAGTAACATGAGCGGATTAGTAAGGAATGGAAAAAAGATATTGACAGACTTTAACGATAAAGCTACAAGTTAAAGAAATGGACAAAGAACTGTTTCAAAGTGCGCAACGAATCTTAACTGAACGATTACGGTGGGAGGAGAAGGTTCGACGCTACAAGATAATGCGGCACGATGGATTGCCGAGGAGAGACAAGACGAAGGACTGGCAGGCGGATTCACATTCAAAGACGATTGACCGGGCGATAAGGCGGAGCAAGCCATTTTGGATAGGGCAATTAAATGCAGGGAACAGGCTATGCAACTTCACGGCATTGACGGAGCAAGTTGAGGAGCTTACATCATCAGCGGCGGATTTCTATGATTTCCACACGCGCAACAAGACGAATCTGATAACGGAGTTGAACACAGCAGTTGACCACATGTTGCTGACTGGTCGCGGGATAATCAAAAGTTGCGTTGATCCGCTGGATGAATACAAGATAGTTGATGAGAGTGTTGATCCGATGTTCATGTTGATGCCGGAGAGTTGCAATGATTTTGAGGATGCGGACGAGTGGATACACATACGTTTGATGACAGTTCCTGCATATAAGCGATTGGATCAGCGATGGGATACGAGTGCGGAGACGATTGGGAAGATACGAGGGACTAAAGAGTTTCAGAGCATAGGGATATACCAGCAGCAGACGCAGTTGAGGGAGGGAATAACGCACACAACAAACTCGAATTACGTTTTGATCTTTGAGCATTGGCGAAAGACAGCCAGCGGGCATGACATATCGTATTATTCGCCTAATTGCCCGGAAGTATGTTTGAGAGAGACGCATCCGAATCCCTACAAGAGTTGTCCGTTTAATTCGTTTCAGATGGAAATAAAGGACAAAGGCTGGTATTCGCCGCGTGGGTTGGGGGAGATGTTGGACATACAGGAGCAGTATGAAACATTCATTGAGAATCGGTGGGCTGATGCGATGGTGATAGCGAACACGCGTATATTCACTGGGGCAAAAGAGATACAAAACATGGCGAATCTTCGGTTGAGCGATGGGCAGTATATCCCTGGTTCAGTGTCATCGGTTCAGATGGCGCCCCCTCCGATGCCGTGGGAGCAGATGCTACAATTTCAGCGTGGGCGGTCGGAAGAAATCAGTCAAGTGCCACAGAGTTCGTCAACGGATTCCGGTTCAAAGACAGGCGGCAAGGCTGTTACTGCGACGGAAGCGAGCATAATGAACAACATTGGCCAGGTTGGAATGAACTACGCAGCCGAAATATTCCGTCGGGATTTGATGCGAGTTCACAAGCATCGGTGGGGATTGATAGTAGAATACAAGGAGCGGGATTTTGCGTTTGTTGCAAAAGCCAGAATCCGCAAGCTTGAACAACAGGTATTGCATGACAAGTATTTGATTGAAGCGGATGGTTCACCGGAGGGCTGGAATCCGCAAGTTCGGTTACAGCGTGAGGTTGGATTGATGCAGACATTTGCACAACTGCCCAATAGTAACGCGGATTATTGGGTTCATCGGGCAATGCTGGCGGTGGACGGACAGGCTGCGATGCAAGGGTTCAAGGGGCTTGGGATGAAGCAGATGGATGAATACGAAGCGCAAGCGAATGAGATACAGCTATTGACAGCAACGCCGCCATTTCCTGTTCAACCGCAACCGCAACAAGACCAAGAGACAAGAATAAAGTGCATAGTTGACTGGCTGATGGCGTCACACAAGATGGGGATACCTGTTGACCCGATAGCGCGGAAAAGCATACAGACACATCTTGGGCAACGTGTTCAGCTATTGCAGCAGCAGAATCCTGCGGCGGCAGGAGAAGTAAAGAAGATGCTGACGCAACTAGAGCAGGAGGTTACACAACCGGCGCAATCGCAGCCGATGCAGCCTGGCCAAGATTTGGGAATTTGAGAATGAAAAGAAAAGGCTTTACTTTAACGATAAAGTGAATTAGCAATATAACAACGATGAATTTGTTTAAGAAACAAAAGCAGGAAAAGATATTTGTTTCGATACCTTCCGCATTAAAGTGGGAGGATATTGACCGGGTTGCGTTGTTTAATTTTCTTTCGACCGGGAGCGGGACAAAGCTTGTTGAGTTATGCAGGCATCATTTATTTTCCAATCACTTGCAGGCTGTTCAAGATTCCGGCAATGCCGAATGCAACAATGCGAGTTTGAGGGGACAAAACAACATGTTGTGTTTCATTGTCAACCTTGCGATTGACGAATCAATTTCGGGAAGTTCACCCGCCAAAGGAACAAATCCAAAGACCGATCAAGCCCAGTCGGAAATCTTTGCACGAAGGGCATTTAACTAAACAACAATGAACGAACCTGATATTAACGTAATCAGTCCTGAATCAGCGGAGCAATCATTAAGAGAAGCGATTGACGCGCCTCCTGTGGAAGCAACGCCAGTTAAGGACAAGTCTGAACCAGTGTCGCAACAGACGGCGACTACGGAAACGAAAGATTCACCAAAACAAACAACAAGCGATTCCAAGACCGACGACACGCGAGCGGCTTCTGAAAACAAAGAAGCAACTCCTGTAAAGAATGAACAACAGAAGGTTGAAAAGGAAGAAACTGGAAAGAAAAAGTCTGACTATGCCAAAGACAATGAGCGCAGGGAAAAGACTTGGAAATCCATCAATGAGCGGAAGGTTGCTCTTGATGCAGATGAAGCCAGAATCAAATCCTATGAAGCCAAAATACTTGCCAAAGAGAACGAAATCAAACTTGCCGAAGCACAAGCTAAAAACAGGTTTACGCCTGAACAATACGAAAAAGCCGCAACGGACAAATTATCTGAATGTGAACAGCTTTCTAAAAGGGCTGATGCTCTTGATGCGGAAGCTGAAAAGCATGATGAGGAGTCCGAGTATGGAAAAGCGGAACTTGCAAGAAACAAGGCAAAAGAGATTCGTGATCAGGTGATTGGCGAGAAACATTCAGCGAAGCAGTTGAAACTGATGGCGGATAATCTTCGGAACAATCCAGACCCAACGATTGAACAGCTACAGCAAAAGATTGAGCAGACGAAGAAGTTCTATCTTTTGGAAGCTGCAAAGTTATGGCCTGATGTTGCGAAGAAAGATTCAGAGTTTCAAAAGCAAATGGTTGTTCATTTACAAGCTGCGGAGAAGCAGGGGATTGATATTAACAAAGCTCCGGCCTTGTATTATCACATTGCCAGACTTACAGCAGCGGAAGCAGCAGCCGCTCGCGTGCCGACTTTGGAAAAGGAATTGCAAGAAAAACAAGCCAGAATCAAGGAATTTGAGAAAATGTATGCTCCCGGAGGCGGCAAAACTGCCGCGCAATCACAGCTTCAACCAGTAGAAAAGGACTTTGCAAAGATGTCCTTGCCTGAACAAGAAGCATGGTTGCGGAGAAATCAATAGAACAAAAACCGTAACATTCTAGGCAACCAAAAAAATTATGGCAATGCAAACAACTTCAAATCCGACAGACGTAACTAGTCGGCAACAGATATTCCTCGACGCCAATTACTTTCAGGCGTTGATGTTTCAACTCAAATTCTACAAATACGGTCAGAGCCGTTCTGTGCCTGCAAATTCAGGCCACACATCGGTTCGTTTCTTCCGTCCGCGCAAAGCTACTACCAGCTATGTCGGCACGATGGGGACTGACTACAATGAAGGCGTTGTCCCTACGAACATCGCGGAGGTAAGTGTTGGATATGTTGACGCTTATCTGAATCAACACATTCAGATTCACAAGATTAGCGATCTTGAACAGGCCATTGACCTGATTGATCCGCTGAAACTTCATTCCAAGAAACTTGGTGAAGACATGGCATTGTTCTATGATGTCGTGTGCTGCAACTCCATGTTTGCCAATCCTGCGGTGGCTGCTAACTTGGTGGATTCCCGCCAGTCCACGCTCTATGGAAGCGATTCCAGTTTTGAGCGGTTTAACATTCCGTCTCCGTCTGGTGTGAGTGAAACTGACTTCGCTACACTTGCAGGTTCGAGTGCATCGTCTGCGAAGATGAGCCGTCTTTTCCACATTGCTTGCATGACGCAGCTTGAGGAAAACGATGTTCCCATGATCAACAACCGTTATGTTGCTATTGCCGCGCCTCGCGTCATTAACGACATGCGCCAGGATTCAAGCTGGTTCTCTGCGGCAGTATTTAACGCTGATGCGTTGAAACTGTTCCCCGGTGGCGAGTTTGAGCTTGATGGTGGGATGTTCGTCACTTCGACACGTTCTTATCGTGAAGGCTCGACCTATGGCACACGCAGCGACACTGGCAGCGTGTTTGGTGTTGCTTATCTTGGACAGGATGCGTTTGGCGTTCCGAAGCTCTCGTCTGGAAAAGCTGGTGGTGGCGGCGATAGCCCGCTCACAGTTCTGGTCAACAAGGCTGACAATGCAAACCCTGCCAATCAATACGCGACGCTCTCTGCCAAGACGTATTTCGGCTCTGTGTTGCTGAAAACATCTGAAACAACTGATGTGTCTCATGTTGTGCTTGGTCGTGTGTTGTCAACGTTCTCGTAAGTCAATCATAAACATCAACCAAAGGCATAAACTAATGAAAAACATCATCATAATTGCGGTTCTTGCTGTGGCCTGTATTACAGCCAAAGCGGAATCGTTTGCGGGGTCGGCAGCCAAAGACGGCGTTGGGACAAACTTCATGGTAATTCCGGCAGGTGGCGGAACTCCTGTTGTTACTTATCTCAATGCGTTCGGCTCAAACTCAACCGCCCTTGTGAACTACTACTACAGCACCAACGCAACAAAGGCGATTGGAACAAATACAACGGTCACTTGTCCGGTGGCATCCACCAACGGATTTGCGACAGCCGGAAGGATTGTTGTCCTTCAACATGCCGGTAAAAACCCACACATTGCCTATGAACGGCTGATTGTGGCTTCTGCATCAGGTAGCAACATTGTGTTTACGGCTGCGCCGTCAACTGCTGTTGCTGCTGGCGATGGGTTTTTCCTGCAACAGTTGGCGGGAAGTATTCCAACCACGACCACGAATATCTCAATAGCTGGCAGCGGGATTATTTCTGGCGAGAATGGAAAGTTGTTGTTGCTTGATTGCAGCGGCACCACTAACGCGACAATCAATGCCGCGTGTGCAACCTATAAGTAACAAAAAACGGGACGTGATGGGATTTCCCATCACGTCCCAATCAACTTATGACACAACCAATTCCAATCAAAGAAGCTCCTGCCGCCAAGCCAGAGGGCATTGAGGTTCCGCTTGGTTCCTTGAGTCAACCAGACGACAAGGAACAAATGGTAACTCCGGCAGAAGGAGATTCAATCAGTATGCAAGTTGACGCCATTATTGAAAAGATTGATGGCGACATTGCATATATCAAGCCAACCGCAATCAATGGAAAACCGATTGAAGATATTGCGGAAGAAGCCAAAGAAACCCCAGAAGAAGAACAGCAAGAACCAGAGACAATCAGCCCTGACAATGCGGAAGCTGATTTGCGTTCTGCGATGGAGAGTGAAAAAACTTCTCCTATATCCAATGGGTAGAATTGCTGAAATTCTAGCAAGTTGTGTGGCACCTGGGTTTTCTGGTTTTTCCGCTGACCCAGGTTGCCCACAAGTTGCAGTTCCAAGAGCTTTGAGAAGGTTGGAGGATGAGTTTGGAAGTAGAAGTCGTGAAATGATTGGTCGTGGATCGCAGTTTTCAACAAAAAAACTTCGCGAAATATGGATTGATGGTCGTAAGAAAAGAAAACACAAAAAAAAATATGAAGATTAAACTAATAATGCTGCTGGCTATTTTGTCAGTGACAATTTCTCAAGCGCAAACTGTCACAACAAGAGTTGTTGGAAATTCGGCTCTTACAAACTCTCTAATTGTGACCACGAAACCAACCAAGTTATTCACAATTCTTGGACAGAATACATCTGCCGATGTTGGTTATATCCAAGTTTTCAACACTGTTGCTGGCGCAACTAATGGCGCAACTCCAATCTTGAGTTTTCCTGTTGCTGCATCTCCACAGTATTACTCACTTGATTTCGGATATTACGGGGCTGATTTTGATGCGATTGTTGTGAAAACTTCAAGCACATCAACGACTTTGACTTTAACAAGTGCAAGTTACACAATTCAAGCAATAACGAGACTAAACTAATGAAAAGCTTTTTAACATTGTCAATCATTGCATTTACGATTTGTGCAAATGCTTCAATTTTCACCGGCGGAACAGGAGGAGGAGGGGGAAGTGCCACCAACGTCGTGCTGACTGGTGATGTTACAAAGTCAGGCGGGTCAACTGTAACAACTATTG